CAAGATAAAGATTATCCATCAACGGAAAAATAGGAGTAGACATACGGCAGAAGCCAGTCATGTCACAAGAATGAGTGTCGCCCGGCAACACCTCATCAACAAAAATAGGAATTAGCTTAGAAGCATCAAAAGTAGTTTTATGCGTATGTTGACGCAAAAACTTAGAACGAGGAATATCAGCACGAGGAATCATGCTAAAAGCGTGAGCAGCCACGTTAGTATTATGAATAGACATAGTTTCTCCAGTTTTCAAAAAAAACCCTATGCAAATCTTACGATTTACACAGGGGACAAAATTAATTCAATTCAGGGATCTCAGGTTTAGGCTCCATGGCAGCAATTATCTGCCGAGCCATATGAGCAGCGGAAGTGCCGTTCATCACGGGTTCGGGGGTGTACTCAGATACGAAAGAACGATCAATAGATTCAAACTCACCAATAAAGTGAAGTTCAAAATCATCAGGATGTAAAGCAAATACGGACTCAGGGTCCAAGAAAGCATCAGCAAAAGAACGGCGCGCAACATCATCATTATGAAAAGACATAGGCGCACCAAATTGTTGTGCAGTACGATCAAGAACAGAGTAAAGACGGATTTTCATAGTTTCCTTTGAAGAGAACGAGTTTTAGCCTTGAGAACCTCATCAGCAACGGCCAACCGCTGATAAGTTAAATCATCCTTACGCTGGAACGCGAGCTCGGCACCAGAGTCGACAAAATCGACATGCCAATCAGGATTGATTTTTTTAAGTTTACGCACGTATGCGATAGGAAGGGGTTTACGAACTCCATTAATGATAGTCGAACCAAGACGGAAATAATCATCTTTATATTCATTAAGATGATCAGCACCAATCATAGGACGAAGTGACATAACAGAGAAAGGCGGCTTAATATTAGTTAACTCGCCAGTTTCGTCGTCGAGGTGTTTATAGATTTCTTTACCACGCTGACCCGTCTGTTTTTTAACGGAGTATCGGGCAACGTAACCCATTGTGCCCTCAGACGCTGGACTGTAGAGATGATTGCCATAAGTCCAAAGCTGACTAAGTAAAGAAGAAACGTATAGCTTATCTCCAGAAGAACCAAGGGAGTGCAAACGTCCATCAGAAGGTTCCCAGCCATAAATGATGGCATGGTAGTGAGCCCTACGTGTAGTGTCGCCATACTCGCCACAAGCATAGTAACGAATTTTAATAGGCGCAATGGCCTTACGCAATCGCTTGATAAAGAGTTGAAGATGTCGAGTCTCAAGAGAACCGAACTCGGGGAGGTGTTTGTCGTCATAAGTTAAAGTCAAAAAGATTTTAGAAGAATGGTGTTTGCCTTCATGAACCAAACGAGTCTGCCATTCAGCAGCCTTATTAAGCCTACAAGATAAACATTGACGGCAGGGGATTTTGATCTCTTTGGCATCGCCATGAAGTGCCATAGGATAAAAAATAAGTCCCCCACCTTCAGCCAAGTAAGCCGAAAGAGGGGAAGTACATTTCACAGACGCCAACCTCCACGCATGGGGTTAATCATGTTCAACATGGGCGTACGATGTGCATGATGACGGAAAGAACGTGCAGAAGAGTGTTTGTTTACACCAACACGATTAAGGGATTTAGACATTGTTTTTCCTTTAGAAGTTAGAGAAGGTGAACGGTGTCACCTAGCGTAGTTTACATCAAGTATAGTAACTACGCTAGCCCCCAGATTACTGGGGAGAACCCGCATCAATAGCGGGTGTTGAAACAGGCACCACAGGTGCCTTTTTAATACCAAACTCTACAAGTTTGGAAGTTTGCGATTCATCGTGCAAAGCATCAATCAGATTCGCTGGATCATTCTTGAAATAAGAACGAACATCAGCGTCAAAAGTCATAAATTCAGCTTTTGCGCGGTTTAATTTGTCGAGCATGGTCCGATAGTCATCCACATCAGAAAAGTCACCAGAAAGGGCCTCAGCAGAGCTGACAGGTGCCATACCAGTACGGACCCACGTCTCAACAATTCTGTTGATATCGGTATCCGGAGTCATCTCTTGAGCAGCAAGAGATGGGTCGAGACAAGTCAAAGCAGAAGCATCAGAGTTAGCAGCAGCCAACTCGGGTTGAAAAGCAATAAGAGCAGAACGAAAATTCATATTTATCTCCGAGGGATTTTAGAAGAAACCTTACCAGAACCAAGAGACTGGTTATCAGTCTTGATAGAAACTGCAGGACGAACAGAAGAAATAAGGTCAAACAAAGGTTTAGCCAAATTAGAAATAGCACCAGAAGTCTTACCAGCTTCATGCAAATCTGGATGATCTAAAACAGATTTCAACTCAGGTTGTTTAAGTTGATAATCAACAGATGCTAAAGCGGAATGAGCCTCAGCTAACTGAGCCGAAGATAATTGATGTTTAGCACTTGCAGAATTTAAATATGCCTGAGATTGCATAACAATTTTTTGAACGCCTTGAAGACCAAGGTTACCCTTAGCCAAATCTTGCTCAAGTTTTGTCAAAGCGACCTTTTCCTGTTCATGCACAGTATGCATTTTAGTAAGAGCAGAAGCAGACGAAGTACCTTCAGTTTGAGCAACCATAAGACCACCACGAATTGGCTCGTTAGAAGTCTGAGCATTAGTATAGTGTTGCTGAGAATATTTCAAACTAGAAGAAGAATGAGTATCCAAAGCAGAATTATAAGATTGCACAGCCAAAGCCAAAGAAGGTTGAATATTAGGCTGGGTATAAGAACCCATAGAAGCTGGCGAAGAATACGCCAAAATAGGATTAATACCAGCAGCAGCCAAATCAGCCGCACCACGTTGATAAATAGAGCCAGCCTGCGAAGCAGAAAACGCTTGTTGTTGACCAGCAAGCGAACGAGAAGTGTTGTTGTTCATGATAGAACCCAACAAAGTAGCGCCACCAGCTACCCAAGGAGCCCAAGAAGCAGCAGCAGCAGCGGTAGGAGCAGAAGTAATGGAAGACAAAGCGTCCCCCATACCCCCGGTAAAAGAGTCCCAAGCGGAACCAATATCAATACCGAGTCCCATAAGTCACCATTAAAAATGGTCAACCAAGCCAGGCACAGAGTACATGGGCATCGGACGAACAGACATCAAGTTAAATTGGAAATCAGCCAAGAAATTAGGTGCAGAAGAACCAGCAGCCAAAATACGAGACATAGGCACATTTTCCTGAATAAAAGTGCTATTCAAAGTAGGCAACGAAGTAAACTTCTGAGCCAAATGCCAAGCATCCAAAGTAGCAGGAGCAGTAGAACGGAAAGAACCAGAAATACGCGAAGGCTTATAGCGATATTCAGCCCAACGCTCTTGGTATCCAAAAGTCAAATCATCATTAGATGAACCATCTGCAAACAACTCTTTGTTCAAAATAGTTTGCTCGCCAAGCTGAGCAAAAACAGGCAGGTAATAATCATAGCGAGTCTTACGAGACCAGAAACGCTCCAGACCCTGTTGATAAGTCATGTCAGCGCGAACGCGAGCAACACCAACAATAAAGCCATGTTCAGTAGCTGAGTAGGTAAAGTTGTGACCATGAGCCACAACAGTGCCAATAGCACTAAGAGTAGCGAGAGGGGTACCAGTAGTCGGAGTTCCACTAGTCTGAGCAATAGGAGATAAAGAAACCGCACTTGTGCCTCCACCAATGTATTCAGGACGTTGTAAACGATAGTCTGGAGGCATTACGCCAAAGTGACTACGCAATATTTCGGTATAACGAGTACCACCACGAGCATCACGCTCCAATAGCTTTTGCGTTTGAAATGCAGTACGCAAAGCATTAATAGTAATAGCAGAAGCACTAGTCAAATCAGCATACAAGTTACCAATAGACAACTGACCAGAGCCAGCAGCAGTAACAGTAGTATTATAAGTATTACCAGTACCACCTTGAGCTTGCAAATTAGCAGTAGAAGCAAGAGGAGAACCAGTAGAAACGTCATACCACTTTACAGGGTTAGACGTAGTATTGGTAATAGTAGCCTGAGTTTTAACAGGAGCACTAGTACCTAAAGGCAAGGTAACAGGGTTACCCTTTTGAGGCCAAGGCAAAGCTGAAGTGAAATAATCATGACGCTTACCAGAAGTCAAAACGGAATAATCCGTTGGAGTATCAGGACCATCGCCCATATTATCAGCGACAGAATTAACATAGTTTTCGTCACGATACCATTGATTAAAAATTTTGTTATAGGCTCTAAAAGGTAAAGCACTAACAGATAACGAATTACCAGCAGCAATGTTATTAACTGGAAGGCCAAAATAATCCCAAATAGTACCAGTAGTCATCGAAGCCGCAGGAATAGAAACTTGCGGAACAGTATAAGAAGTCGAATCACCGGGATTCGTTTGTTCGCCATTAAACTTTTGCCAATTAGACCAAAGCAAACGTGCAGGAACAAAAAAGAAGTGAGTATCAAGATAAAGATTATCCATC